CACAAGAGAGAGGTCAACAACCGTTTTGTTGATCAGACACAACAGCGGGAAGCTGATCAAACTTCCCATTGGCTGACCAATAGACGCCGGTTCGGATAGGTCATCACAGGCGGACGTCTGGTTGCCCGATTCGAAGGTCCGCTCGCGGCCGTGGTAGAACCGAAGTTCACCAACGACACGAAGCGCACGGATCTCGTCCTCAGTTAGCCCCTCTCCTTTTTCAATCAGGACCTCGATGGCGGCACGGCAGTACTCAGCGCGAATATTGTCAGTTGCGCTTTGATAGTCGACTGAAACATAGTCGCCGCCACCATTGAGGCCCTGGACTCCTTTATCGGTTGGGCTACCGACAAGAAGCCATCCCTTCCTTTTGAGTGACCCATACAAAGAGTCATGGAGAGGGGACAGGATTTGAGAGTTGCGACTCGAGTACAGAGTCACAACTCGAGGTTTTCCTGCGGAGTAGACGAGCTCAGGCCTACAACCCACAGAGAAATCCTCATCGTTCCAAGTCCCCCCTTCAGCTCTTGTAGAGTGCAGGGTCGCGTGCCCGTTCGGGATGTACGGGCTTCTCCTTCGGTTCCATCCTCCGTCCACGTTACAACGGAGGGCTCGGACAAACGACTGGAGATGATCTTCATCCAGAGGTTCTTGTTTTACGAACCTAGCTTCTTCCCATTTCCTAAGTATTTCTTTCGGACCACTTTCGCAGGCCGAACAGGGGTCCAGTTCGAGTTTCTGGGCCGTTTTGATACTTAGCTCCTGGACTAAGGTTAAGTCTTTGGAGAAAGTTGAACGGATCGCGGAGCGAAGCTGACCGCACGGTATCCGTGAAGGTAAGGGATGAACCCTCTTCATTGATAGGTCCGATGCGAGAAGACGCACCGCCCTACGCGCAACCCTTCTATTGCGCGGCACTCTTTTACATCCCGGCAGTGACTGTTCGGGATAACCTTCTAGTTTTCTTTTGTCCGAAGGGGAAGACCGAGGAAGAGTCCTAATTTTAGACGGCATAGGTGGACTGGTTCTACGCCGAATATAAAGACTCGAAAGACTCGGTTGCCCGAGGAAAGGGATGGAAGCAAAGGGGAGGGCTTCGAGGCCTCCCGGTTTATACACGTTGCTTGTCATCCTCATTTCTTTAGGTCCCCTTTCAATTTCATTTTTATAGACCAGAGCCCCGGGGAGGGGCGGTCTTTCTTCCCGGCGAAGTAAAAATAGGGGAAAAGTCACCACCATGACGCAATCACAACACCTAGCCGAAGCATAATCGGTGTGTCGGGCCTCCCAGCCCGTTCGGCCGCGGAACGGCTACGTGATTGTAGGTGCTTACATCCCAAACTATGGATCCGTTGGCAGATCCCTATTCCAGCCAGACGGCACTACCCGTTTCTGTGCATATACTTCCCCGCGAAGGGAGCGATGCGTAGCGGAGTAGATGGTGAGTTTTAACTCATCCCACCCTCTTTATAACTGATTTCCTTACTGTCTGGTACTTTCAGTGTCCGCGCAACACCCCCGGTGAGTCCCTGCAGTCCTTTTCCGACGGCTCGGGGAGGATATATATTGGGCTTTCACCCTTAACCCGAAGGCAATATATCCTCGTATCTCATGATACACCCGTCCCCTAGGATTCTCCATCTAGAGTAAACTAGACATCAAATCCCCTAGGTGGCTGGCCACCGGTTCGGTGTGGG